AATATTAGGCGTTCTCTCCCTATTTGACCACGTCACGTGCCAACGCAGTTTAAAATGCCGCGCTTCCGCTGCAGAGCTAGGAACTTCATCATCACATTTCCCCAAGTCTCCGAAGATGTCCAACCACGATTCGACGCTGGAACTCCTTTCCTTGAACGTGTCACAGCGGATTATGGCAATCCTCTATGCTGTCGACTCGGACGAGAGCGCCATGCGGATGGAGGAATCCATTACCACGTTTATCTTGGCTTCGACAAGATTGTCTCTATCAACTCGGCTACTGCGTTCGATTACTTTGGAGCTCACGGAAATATTAAATCGGTACGTCGAACTCCAAACAAGGTCTTCGATTATGTCGGCAAGGATGGAGACATCCGACTTGAGCACGGGGAGCCACCAGCAGAGGCTCGCTCACGTGACGGGAATGATTCAAATAAGTGGCATGATATCATCAGCTGCAACGACAAAGAATCATTTTTGTCAGCGGTACGTGAGCAGGCTCCAAGAGATTGGTTGTTATCCAATCAGCGCATCCTCGAGTACGCCAATCTTTATTACCCCGAGGAGAAGCCAGAATACGAGGCCCCGCATACGACTGTGGAGAGAGAACGCTATCCTGAGATCTCCGAGTGGGAGAATCAGGCAGCCATTGGGGACAGTAGACCCGAGAGGTAAGTTGTTTCGAAAGCGTCGCTCTGCGGCGACACCAGCCGAACTGATCCTTGCTTGGGGTGGAGGCGCATCCTGCTAGCCGGCCTCCGGTATTCGGGGGGGCCCCTGCCCCTCCCTCTACGGCCGGCCTCGTGCTAACGTAAGCAGAGTTAAATCACTCATTCTATGGGGACCTACCCGAACGGGAAAGACCCTCTACGCCCGGTCCCTCGGAAAACACGCGTACTTCAATCTACAATTCAACATGGACGAATACTCAGAGGACGCCGAGTACGCCGTCTTCGACGACATCCAGGGAGGATTTGAGTATTTCCACTCCTACAAGGGGTGGCTAGGTGCGCAGAAGCAATTTGTCATAACCGACAAATACCGAAAGAAGCGCACAATCTATTGGGGCAAGCCCTCGATCATGTGCATGAATGAGGACCCGCACTTCGCTAAAGGGGTGGACTACGATTGGTTGATAAACAACTGTTACATAATCAATGTGGTGGATCCAATTTGCATTGTATCTAGCTAGCCTCATGCCAATAACTTGTCGACTCCGGCATATACGTTCCGACCTGATCGGTTGATCCTTCAATGTACTGGCCCGTAGAAAAGATATCCAACACATAGTAATTCCCAAGACTATCAGGGGTCTGAGCAGACCAGCCAGACCCATTCACATCGGCACCCTCCTCATCATCATCGTAAAGAATTTTCCGATTAATGGGGTGCCACAACTTCCTTGTCATAGTCTTCCCAAACTGAGCGCCCTCGGGGGCAGCGTAGTTGGGAGTAATGGTGTATTGCTTATCATACACCACTTTAACCCGCTTATTGTCGAGCGGGGTATCCCATCGGGAGTTCTCCGAGTAGTCAAACCCGACCGTACCTTTGAACAAATATTCAAAGATCTCCGAATCCAAAGTGGGGTAAATCGGAGCCAGTGGGCGACGCTGGTACTGCGGAGCGTCAATGACATCAGGATTGTCAAAGACATAGGGGCGGGCATCGTCGATACGACGGTGTGACCAGAAACACACCCGCCGGTGAATAAGTGAGAACGTGGCCGAGACCATGATTCGATCCTTTATGCCACGCATGTAAACCTCCTGGTTGGCCCGGACATGCTCATCAGTAGAGCCCGTGCGCCGCTGGCGCCAGGAAGGACACCAAATGAAATAATTGGTGCCAGCAAAAATGTTCGCTTGTCCAGTTGACTGGACATCATTGGTGGTCGCTCCAAAAACCGTATCCGATTTTTTCCGAGACGCAATGTCACGAACACGACGCGAAGTCATACGACGTCGGGGTCGCCGACGGAAGGAACGGCGACGCTGGTATCGGCGAGGGGTACGAGTGGAACGTCGACGAAAAGTGCGACGACGACGGAAACGAGAGGCAGCCATTGGACGGTAAAGGTGCTGCCTAGAAGAGTGGAGACCTGTAGAAAGGGAGTAACCATTTTCCTCGAAGTAACCCATATTTATAGTTTGAGAAAAATGTCTCACGCGGCGGTGAGGGGTATAAGTAGGCAGTATGGTCAAATGGTCAAACTGCTATAGGGAGAGAAAT